CTATTTCTGTTGTCCAAGTTCGTGAAAGTGATTGGGTGACTTTTGTAACTTCGTACTTTTCACCATCCAAGTTTAATTCAGAACCTGCAAAAACAACTTTCCCCATGATGCTAACATTTCCTTCAGCAGTTCCTTGGTTGGCGCGCGTTAGGGCATTGGCGGCAGCTTCTCTTGCCAGTTCGCGATTAAGCCACTTGCCTTGCTTTACAAGCACTGGCTCACCGCTCCCAACAGTTTCGGATGTTATTTGATTTGTTTTGGTATCATGGAATATTGCTTTACAGCTATGATAGAATGTTTTGCTTTCATGGCTGATTTCAGAAGATATAGCCCGATTAATATCAATGGTTATTAACGGCACTTCCACAGCTTTCTTCATCATGTAGATTGTAGCATTTTTTACATTAAAAATAGCGTTGTATTCTTTTGCAAGTCGATTGAGAAAAGCCATGTCTGACTCATCATGTTGCTCAAATCGCTTACCTGCAACCATATCGGTTTTGACATCCAGCTTATGCCTTGCTGCAATCGTACGTACCACATCACCCAAATTCGCGTTATAATCCAATGTACGCCGTTCTTTGAACGACGCACTAAAATTGATACCTGTTGCTTCAACGCTTAATTGACGATTATTGGTGAGCGTCGTTTTATTGACAAAAAACAAGCCAACAAAATCAAGCTGCTCGCCCCATCCTATATATATTTTCAGTTCATCCCCCAAAAAAGGGCGTTGAAACTTACCATCAAAAGCCATGCTTAACTGATCTGCTTGATCCTTCTGGTTGTCGGTAACACTTAGGCTAACAAGCTTCTTTTCAAGTGATTTAGTAATATCCCTACCATTGGCAACAATGGAGAAATTAGGCTTGATACTCACCATAAAACATCTACTTTCTTCGCGCTGCTTACAGGCGGAAGATGAAGCTTATCACCTATATTTAGATGCACCTGATTGATGTGTAGATTAGCCTCCAAAACTTTATCAAACATGGTGAGATTCCCATAATATGACTGCACAACTTCATCGAGCCTTAAGCCATCTTGTGTGATTTCAAAAAGGTCATAGTTGCCCATAAACAACCCCTAAACTCACCTGAAAATCTTGCTTGAGAAAGCTGCCATTGCGAAGAAATAAAGATTGATCCATTTCAAGCCCTGTAATAAGTACCGACAACGCCTTTCCATTCTCAAAAGCGAGTGTTACAATTTTCTTTTTTTGCGCCAATTGCTCCAACGGCAATAGCGCATGATTTCCCTTGGCAATCAATTTACCACCCATGGTAATCGTTTGGCTAAATCTTCCTGTTGCCGCCCAAACATCATGATCATTGATAAGCTTGGTTGTTTCAAAATCATAAGCAAAGCTTCGTTTGATGTTTTCTAAATTAACCCCATCACTTTCAAACATAAACGTATCCAGTAGGCACAGCATTTAAATATCCTCATCGTTTAGTGATGTACCGCTCGATTGTTTCCGCATTGCCTGGACAACCGCCTTTTCCACATCCACGGTATCTTTAGGATTGTGAACATTGACTTGAATATGGAATGTTTGCGCCGATTCTGGCTTGGCTTTTGATGTATATTGTGGCGCATTGTATTGCTGCATAGGCATAGATGCAGGCATAGGCGCAGCCATCACCATGGTTGATGATAAGGCGACTGCACCCGCTGTCCCCAAGGCTTTTGTTGCTTTTGCAACGGGCTTTTTATCGCCGCCAAAGCCAAGGAAAGAACCAATATTCCCAATGATTGAACCCACAGAATTCCAACCGTCCATCACAAAAGAAAAGAAGCCTTTAAGCTTGCTCCAAATACCATCCACAAAATCCGTAAAGGGTGCAAAATTTTGATACAGCGCAACCACACCAACCCCCAAAGCCGCGACACCCGCAATCACCAAGCCGATAGGGTTGGCAGTCATCGCAGCATTTAGCACCCACTGACCAGCAGCAGCGACTTTAGAAGCCACTGCAAACGCCAACACTTTGCCACGCGCCCAAAGTGCAGACGCGCCCACGCGATTAAAACTCATCGCGTTGTATAGATTCGATGCGGTACTGATGAGGATAGACTTGCGAGCGGAAAGCACCGCCCACTTAAATGCCAATTTACCCAGCGTGGCAATTTTCAGCACGGCTACCAAGCCCACGATGCCCAACGACAAGCCGCTAAACACAGGGATAAGAAACGGCACTTTATCATCCAGCCATGCCACACCTTTTGCCAGTCCGCCCAAGCCTGTTGCCAGCGCATCAATCGCAGGCGAAAGAGCCTTGCCAATGGTGTAGCTTAGATAACTCATGGCATTGCTCATCTTCTCAAAACCGTAGCCCATATCCATGGCGTTTGCCATAGCTTCGGATTTGGATAAGCCGCCTGCCATAGATTTATTCAAACCGATTTGGGCGTTTTTTAGCGCATCAATTTTGGGCATCAATGCGCTGATTGTCTGGATTGCCTCACTGCTACCAAACGCATCCTTGAGCGCGTTATTATCGGCAAAGTTTATATCGCCAAACTTGGTTTTTAATAAACCAAGAATATCGACCATGGGCAACATTTTCCCATGGCCATCCGTGAAGTCCAAGTTAAGTTTCTTTTGTGCCTTCCCAGCCCCATCCAAGAAAGCCCGATAACCACTACCTGCCTCGCTGGCACTGTTAAATGCGCCTTTACTCACCCCAATAATCGCCAACTCTTCCGATAGCGATACACCCATAGCATGTGCCGATGCACCGATATTAGAAATACCACTGACCAAATCGGGGCCATCCGTACGAAAGGCTTCCACCGCTCCCGCAATAGCCCCACTAAATTGTTTCCCAAAATTATTGTCTGTTTTAAAATCTTTCCTAAAAATACCATAACCCAGCGCATAGAGCTTGGTCATATCGCCGATGCTGGATTTTGTAGCAACAGCCGTAGTTGCTGCAAATTGAGTGAAGTTTTTTACACCATCTTCAGATAACGATGCAATGCCCGATTTAATATCATACGATGCTTTGATAAATTCAGGCGCAGTGACTTGACCATATTTCAAAGCCATTTCTTCACCTGCACGGGTGATCTTTTTAAGACCTTTATCCGATATGCTTAGGGATTTAATTTCACCCTGTGCTTTTAGTACGGTATTGGCTGATTTGATAATGCTGGTCACGCCATACATGGATGCACCAATGCCAACAATCGAAGCCCTTTGTTGCGCGAATGCTGCTTTATTTGCATTGAGTTGAATATCAATCTTAGCGGCTTTTTTCAGGCGTACCAAGCTGGTGCGAAGCAAGCGCGAATCTCTATCCAAATGACGAACATCCACACCTGACCGCTTGAGCGATAAGCCCATCTTATCCAGCGCAGTTTTATTTTTTACGGCATCCTTGGATAGCGTCTTGAAGTTTTTAATATCCAGCTTGGTTTTTGAAAGATGATTGATATTTGTGTTAAGCGCATCAATACTTGTGTTTGCTGCTGTAAAGGAGGATTTGAATGATGAAGCAAGTGCACCGCCGATTACCAATCCAATACCTAAATTTTGCAATGCCATTGCTCACCTTCCTTATCGTGTTTTCTGTTTTTTCATATCAGGGTGATGTGATTGCGGGCGTGATTGCTTTGGGCGTGGCTGGCTTGCATTATTTTATGCGATAAATCACACATCCCCTTGTTGCTTACAAATGGATTCCGCTTGCTGCACAAAAAACTGGTAATCAACCACGCTTAAATCATCAATTTCGGAAAAAGGTTGGTGAAAGATGCGGGCAATGAGTGCTTTGCCCGCATTGATTTCAACCACACGATCCCCGATTAGGCTAAAAAAGCAGTCACAGCCTTTTTGAAGGGTTTGTATGCGGGGTAAGGCAATGCCTCGATTTCATCAATCGGCAATTCACACAGGTTGCTGATAAGGGTGATTTCTTTGCTCATTTCACCTTCGATGCTATCGAGCATTTTTAGATCACTTACTTTGGGTTCGCGCATGGTGATTTTTTTGTCACCTAATTTGATTTCAATCATGTTGTATCTCCCTTATTATGTGGTTCTATGCGTCATCCCCGCGAAGGCGGGGATCCATTTATACATGATGTCCTGCTTATGGATTCCCGCCTTCGCGGGAATGACGAGTGGTAGTTCAATTCATAAATGTTTATAGAATGTGTTTGCGCATGGTTTCTAGGTGATCGACACCCATAATCATGGCGATGTTGTTGGTGACATCCATTTGTACTTGTAGGACACCAGCGATTTCTAGGGCGTAGTAATCGCAGAAAATAGATATTTTGCGCCCCATCTCTTTGCCTGTTTCCATGGTTCCGTCATCCACATCTACCGAGCCTTTGAATGTTGCGACCACTGGGATGCTTTTTCCTGCTTGTTTGATAGAGCCTTTAATCACGATTAAAGCACCCGAAGTCTGCATAGCAATGTATGCCGAATCATGGCATTCGCTTAAATCAAGTTCGGCTTTCATGGCTTTGAATAGACCTGTTGCAACAGCTTGTTCAAAGCCGCCTTGGGTGATGGTTTCGCGCATTTGCTCGATTTTCGGCAATGCCACAGATTTCACGGTTCCAAGCAAACCAACACCTTGCACAAAGGCTGTTTGCCCCACTAAATATTGCGGTACATATTGCATTATACACCTCCGTTAATGTAATTGATTAAAACATTGTTCCATTGATCTGTATAAACCAATTCAATGTTGAGTTCGCGAATACTTGGCATATCGCCAATCAGCACCGTGAGATAGAATTTTCCAGCAGTCACCGTGGCATTGGTATTTTTCAATGGGTCAAAGAAGGCATCAAAACCAATCACCACATCATTGCCTTTGAGTTCGTTCATGAAATCAATCACCGATTGCTTCACCCAAAGCAGTTGATTGGCTTCGCGATCTCGCGCCCACTTGCTGGCATCAAGCACCGCTTTCAGCAGACGGTGGAATGTCCGTGTGCGATCAAGGCTTTGCCAAATCACATCAATATCCGTGGTTTCAAAGCCGTAGGTGCGCCATCCCGTATCACGCAAAATCATCGCCACACCATGTTGACGCAATCGCCGAGCCTCACAATCGCTGCCTTCAACATATTCGATGATATGCGCCGCCGCGCTCACACCTTTCACAATGCGATTGGAATGCGACTTCGCCCAACCAAATGGCTTACTATCCCAATAAGCCATCACACCCGCATACAAAGCCGATGCCGCCACTGCCACACCATCAGCAGTATAAGAGCCATGGCAAAGCAGCGCGTTGCGTGAGCCATAATTGCTAGCCCACGCCACAATCGCCGCTTCGGTCACATCGGTATTATCCACCAATGCCGTAGCTTGAATCAGCGTGGCTACCGCATCCAATTTCATACCAACAGCCAGCACTTCACTAAGCACAGGCGCAATCAACAAGCCGCCATTGAGTGAAATGCCAGTTAGCCCTTCCACCTTCTTAAATTCATCAATTGCAGCAAGCACCAAAAGCGCATCGCATAGATTCAAGATGATGGGGCATGTCACACCCTGCAATGCAATGCCCTTCAATGTATTCACCACATCACCCAAGATGTTGTTGGTTGCCAAAAATACCAGAGCATCGTCGGCATTGTTAAAGGTGTGCATGCCTAAGTTTGTGGTAGCGGTGGCTACAATCCCAATCGGCGTACTGGATAGCACGCTGATAGGGCGCGCCGCTTGCACAGCGATGGAGCCATTTAAGCCAAAGTTAAGATTCATATTGTCTCTCCTTTTATTTCTGTTTTATAACTATTTTCACAATGATTTTTGCCAAAGAAGAAATTGATGAACTGCTCAAAATAGAAGGCATATCGATTGCCACGCGCGCGCAGCCAGTAGGTGCGGCTGGATACCGTCCAATCGGGTTCGCCGTACAAAATCGAGCCGCCAAGTTGGTCTAAGCCAATCGCCGTTGCCCACCAAAGCTCTGATAATGGCTTGCCCATGATGATATGCCGCACTGCTTGCCCAAGCAGCAGCGGCAAACCCAGCACTAGCATGATAAATGCGGCAACAAGCATTAACGCAAACGTACGCATTACAACACCACCTTATTCACGGCTGCGACTGTTTTAGCAGTGGCAACCTTCGCCTTTGCAGTTTGGTAGCGTAGGAATAGCTGTGCTTTGCGTGTAGCGATGGCATTCGCGATGGCGTTCATATGTTGCAGCGTAATGGGATGGCTGCCATTCGCTGTATCCAGCCATTGGTCTGCGCCAACAGGAGGTTTCCAACCATTCGTTAAACGATTGATACACGCATCAATTGCAGCCTGTGAAGCCGTGTCGGCTTGGAAATCAGCGGATAAAGAAGGTACTGTGATATTCGCATAGAGCAAAGCGTTGTAATCGGTTTTAATAGTTGCCAGTTTATCAGCTCGCACCTTGTTTATATCCAATAGCCATGCACCTGTTGCAGCATCCCAGATACGCAGTGTGTCAGCAGGTGCAATGCTTGTTTTGCCCGCTGGCAATGCGCCCAATGCGGCATGCGTAGATTTCTCACCTGTGCTTGTGTCAAACACATCACCGCGATGATCTTCGACCTGTGTCCAAGTCTTTTTATTCACATCAAACACCGCCACAAATCCCTTCTTGATTGTTTTTGGAGCGACCACATCCGTGGCAAAAGATGGAATCAAAGGCAACCCTTCAATCGGATCAGTGTCGCTCATCGCTGAATATAAAAGCTCCTGTGTATCGCTGGTATAGTGAAAAAGCATAACAGGCTTCGCGGCGATTGCTGCAGCCTGCAAAGTTGGGTCAGTTGTATTTGTTGGCATTTATAAGCTCCTTAGTATGTGATGCAATAAAGTAACGCGCGGTTGCGAGGTCGGGTTTCTGCACCGCCGCTGGCATCTGTGTTTGGTTGTGATGAACAAGTTGCTGGGCCTCCCCAGTTATACCATGGTATACCTGACCCAGACACCAGGTTATAGCCTGGCACGCCATGCGTATGGCTTCTAAAAGCATCAGCCTGCCAACTACCAAATATGCGCGCTGCATCAGCACCACGACCATGATCCCAGCCGCGAATAAACTCGCCGCGCAAGTCAGGAAGATTAAATGTTGTGCTACCGCCTGTTGCCCCAAATGTTGTGCCAATCACGGCAAATAATGCAGCATAGGCACTTCGTGATAATTGTGCGCCATTGCATTCAAGCGAATGTGGTGGTGGTGTCGATTTTGCATAAGCGAAGACTTCACCAGGGCGAGCTTGGGCAAGTCGCTCAAACGGAGTCCAAACTCCAAGCGAACATGTAGATTTATACACTTGGTTTGGCGTGTTTCCTGCTCCAAACGATGTGGCTGTAAGTGTGCGCCACTGATTGGTTGTTGCATCTTGGACGTGCCGATGCACATCAATATAATACCAACCCGTAGGCAAGCCATTTTGCGGGATCGAAAGATAAACATCATAATGCCCATCTTCCAGCGTATCACTCCATGTTTGAAGCGGGGAATTATCTGCAAGTTGGGTTGCTACACGCCGCAAGCCTTGCGGCATATTCACACGCTTCAATGCTCGCGCATCAATTTGAGCATTTACACCTGCGGGAGTTGCTGCACCAAGTGATGCTAATGTCTGCTTATTTGCATTGATTAGCGCAATCACCTCTGCATTGGTCGTATATTGTGCATGCGGATCAGCCGTATTTAAATGCGCATTGATAGCGGCTGTGATGTCCGCTGCCGATCCGCCAGCCGCAAGCAGTGCATCAACTTGTTGTTTAAGCCATGCCGTGCGATTGGCAAGCTGCTGGTGTGGTTTATTATCCACGCCACCAGGCCCACCCATGACAGGGTCAGTGGTAGATAGCTCATACACTGCTGCATCAAATATTTGTTGATCGGTTAAATTAGCCAAGGATCAATCCTCCGTCTCTTAAAATTGCACCGTTATGGCTGTTGCCACCGTTGTGCCAAGCTGCCATATAATACATTCGATGAAGGTGGCTTCTGGCGTTCTTGAATGTATTGATAGCATCCTTAATTTTCATAATGCCTTGGGCAGATGGTATAGCTCCGCCATTATCGACAAACACATCAAACTGAAATGCCAGTGTGGTGCCTACATGCGTTTGTGATCCATCGCGCGGAATCGCCATGGCATAAAATAAATTTGCAAATTCAGTAATCTTGACCGAAGAATAACCCAGAGACTCAAGCGCTATTTTCATACCTGCTGCTGTGCCCATCTTGTTATGCACACCCCAACTCGCTTTGATCGCCGCGCGCTGCACAGGCTCCGACCAATCGGACTGCCACCGCTCCACATCCAATGCCCATGCCAACCAAGGCAATAATGCCAGTGGGCATGTATCAGGATTCCAGAGATCACGAATGGGCACAGATAAATCAGCCATGCCAGCGGTAACTTGCTCAATGTTTTTTTCAAGCGCGGTGGCGTTGGCGGGTAATAGCGTATTCAACTTATTCATATGGCAGAGCCAGCCATGCTTACCGTAAGACTGATAAGATGTGATGCAGAAATATCATCGACAATTAAATCAGTCGTCGGTGCTGTGATTGATACATTCTGCACGCCTTCCACGCCCGCCGCTGCAATGATGCCAGCGCGTGTAATATCATGACCAATGGCATGATGGCGTTCGCAGTAGATGCTTATTTGTTTGGATGCTTCTTGCTGCACAGTCATGGGATCGAAGCCTGGATAGGTCGTAATAGCCACAGAAACAGCATAATCAATGATGTTTGCCGATTGGGTATGTACAAGATCAGTCAGCGGGCGCACATCATCGGCATTGCATGCCGCATACACTGCATCCAACACCGATTGGTCTGCCAAGCCTGATCCAATATGCGATAAAATAGAAATCAGCACTTCGCCTGGATGAGGGCTGATAATACCCACATCCAATACATCCGCATGCGCAGATAGGGCATAATATTTGTATTGATTGGCAGCCCCAGCCGTGGTGCGTGCATACATCGCCAAGCGAATGCGTTCGCGCAATGCACTATCCGATTCCATGATGGCAGCAAGCGGCGGGATAGCGGCGCTATCAGCGGCTTGAAGGGTATGGCGTGTCACGCCATAGTTTGCGCCGATTTGATCCAAATCCGCACCCACAGCATATGCCAGCATCACCGCTTTCGCGCCACCATTCACCCGCTGCCTAAGCATCAACTCGCGGTATGTGGATTCTTCCAGATACGGCATATACATATCCGATTCCAAAGGCTGCCAATCGGGGAGTATCTTCTGCAATGATGCAATATTTCGCGCTAAGATAGCCTCATAGCTTAAAGGCTCAATCACATTCGGTGCAGGAAGTAGGCTTAAATCAACCAGCATCATAAAGCCTTTGGCGCGATAGCAATGGAAAAGCTTATTGCACCCGTAATCGCATCAATGTTGAAATTGACTGCTTGAAAAAACACACGCAGCTCATAATTTGTAATCGCTTCAAAAATATAGCGCGTTGCCCAGACTCGCCAAGCCGCCCCAAAATTGCGATCACGCAACAAATACAAATCACTACCGAAATCAGGGCGCATCACGCGCGAGCCTTTGCGTGTGCCAAGAATGCGCGCAATCGAATCGACCACTGAAATATAATAGCGTTTATTTACTGCATCTTGCGGCGCACCTGTCAGCGAGATACCTGCAAAATCAATCATGCCGATGGCACTCTTGAGTTGTAGGGGTTGTAGGGGTTGTAAGATATGCTGCATTAGCGTGAACCTTCCGCGATAGGCCATGAGCCAGCACTGGAACCACTGGATACGGATACATGATCACCGACACGCGCCACTGCTTTGCCTTGAACCGTGGTAATGCCGCTTACATCCAATGCACCATCAAGCGTAACATCGCCTTTGAAGTTGATACCGCCTGTTGATTGAACGGAAAGCGTTGCGCCTGCAACCAAATGCACATCCAAATGATGAGCCTTGCTATCATAGCTAATAAGCGTGCCATCATCATAGTCTTGAATATCTGTGGTGTCTGATGCACCACTTGGCTCTGCACAATCTTTATTATAAATAGAGCCCAGCACGTAACGATTCGCCAACACCAACACTTGCATACCCACACGCAAACCTACCCAGTGTTTTTTAAAGCTATTGGCTTGCATCAAGATAGGCAGCCAATCCGATACAGCACCCAAGACATTCACTTTCACCAAGGCGCGATTTGCATCCGCCTCAACCACTGTCCCCGCTTGTATAAGATTATCTAACTGCATGCGCTTAAAGCTCCTTGGGATGCCATTTCTGCATCAATCATCCACCAACAAGGCGAATGCTAAGCCGCTTTTTTTAACCGCCACTCAAGATACGCCCATGTGGAGCAAGCTATTGAAAACATGCGATAAACTTCGCCCTGTCAGGCAAGAAACAAGCCTGAAAAAGAGACGCGGAAAGGAAGGGTTGAATATGGATCAAGCGACACAACTATATATTAAAGAGCTATGTGCCATTGGCGATCCGACCCAAGGCGCAATCAAGATTTCGCCCATTGGCATGGTCTCTGGCATCGATGGACGCGTATTTGAAATCAATGGTGCAAAGCTATTGCAGGATTTGCAAAGCAACGGCTTAAAACTCGCTTTGAATGTTGAGCATGGCGAAAATGATAAATACGGTGGTGAAGCCGCTGGCTGGTTCGACCAATTTGAACTTAAGGGCGATGGCATTTACGCCCACCTTGCCTTAAACAAAAGCGGCAAGGAACTACTGGACAACCAATCCTACAAATATTTAAGCCCCGAATATTTAAGTCCCAAAGCTTGGGGAAAGGAAGTTCGTCAAGTACAGCAATTGGTTGGCATTGGTTTGGTGAATCAACCCAATCTACTCAATCAAGCACTGAATAAAATTAATCCACAAACTACAGGAGAGAAAACCATGGATGCTCAAAAACACACCGATGCGTTAAAACAGCTCAAAGATGATAATAAAATCTTGCGTGAGAAGCTGGATGCGCAAGACAAAGAATTGCGCGAACAAAAAGTAAACAACGCGATTTCAGCAGGTAAGCTTATTCCAGCCAAGAAAGATTTTGCACTCGCTTTGGATGCCAATGCGCTGGAAAGCTTCTTAACCATGGAATCCGAAAATACCACGCTACAAAAAGATGATAATGCCCTCAATCCCGATACCAATGGTGATCACGATGCAGGCAATGACATCTTTAATCAATTAGGTATCTGATCACCGTAAGGGCATCCCACGTGGTTGCCCCAATTTACGGGCGGCCACAAGGGCAGCCCCAACAGTACGGGCAATCCCTCGTGGTTGCCCTTTAATAAAGGAGAAAAATATGGCTAATTTTGATTTGCCCAACATCGCGCTACTTACCAAGGGCGTAAAGAAAATCTTCGGCGAGCTTCAGAATAAACCCGATCGGGATTATTTGGCGATTGCCACCGAAGTGAAAACCAAATCGCATACCGTTGATTATGCATGGTTAAAGACTGTACCATCCATGAGCGCGTGGCTCGGTGCGCGAAATATCAACAAGCTTGGTGATAATACCTATCCTATCGTGAAACAAGATTGGGAAGCGACCATCCAAGTGATGCGTGATGATTTCTTGTTTGATAATTTGGGTATCGTGAAGCCTAAAGTGCAGCAGCTCCATCATTCTGTGATCAAGCATTACAACAGCTTGATTTATAGTCTAATCACCACCAATGGCGTGTGCTTTGATGGCGCACCATTCTTTGGCCCTCATACCGTTGGCACAGGCGTTGGCGCACCTGTCTATAATAATATGGGCGTTGCCAAGCTTACCGAAGTGGCATTGTTTGATGTGATTAGCTTTATGCAATCCATCAAAGATGAACAGGGCGAACCCTTGGGCATCAATCCAAGCATGCTATTGATTGCGCCGAATCTATTGCGTACAGCCAAGCAAATCATTGGCGCACGCACCTTGGCAGCGTCGGATAATATTGCTTTCAATCTGCTTGATGTGAAAGTGATTCCCAATATGCCTGCCAATTCTTGGGTGGTGCTGGATACCACACAGCCTTTAAAACCCTTCATCTTGCAAATCACCAAAGAAGGCAAGATCGAAGAGGATCGCACCCACATGTTTAGCGATCGTTATGTGCTGTACGGTATTGATACCATGGATAATGCGGGCTATGGCTTCTGGCAGATGGCGCATTATTCCAACGGTACGGTTTAAGCACCGTGCTTGCAGCTGAATTGAAGCAACGCTTGGGCATTCGTGCCCGAGCGTTTGTTTCTGATCCAGATGCGGTGACCGATGCCCACTTGCAAATTGCCACGGATGAAACCTTGCAGCTTGCAGGCGAGCATAATGCGGATGCCATCTTGCTTGATATTGCCTTTTATCGCTATTTACTACTCGTTGAACAAAACGGCGTAGATGAAGCGCAATTCAAGGCATATACAAGCGCCCTTAAACAAGTATCCGACCCCACAGGTCAAAGCAATGTATTGGCACACGCCAAAAGCCGACCCCGCCCAAATCCGTATGTGTAGGGGCAATCCCTCGTGGCTGCCCACAATCAATCATATCGTCATTCCCGCGCAGGCGGGAATCCATAGGAGACTACCATGATTCACATTGCCGATGCCGAAGCCAAGATTTTAAGCGTCATCCCACAAGCCACGCTATTGGCAGGTGACATCAACAGCCTTGGCACATACCTGATCTTTGACCATTTAAACATCAACAACGCCATGATCGACGATGTGGATTATATTTTTAGTTTATTTATTGCCATTTCAAGCAAGGCAAAAAACAAGAAACTCATTTACACGCCCCTCGATGATGCGCTTTCTTCACTGCTTACAGCCTATCAAACGGATATGGCGATTGAAATGGGAGCCATCAAACCTTTCAGCATCAAGGGGCTTATTGTCTATCAAATCCCGCTCACTGTGCGCGGCTTCAAAGGAGAAGATTATGTTTGAGTTTATCACATCCGCCATTTCAGGCGTAGCAAGCGTGGTGAGTGCGCCCATCCAAGAATGGCAAAAGCGCAAAACCATCAAAGCCACCCAAGCCTTTGAAATTGATAAAATTGACCATGAAGCCAAGGTCGCCAAAGCAACGGCAGTGTTGGAACTCGCTAAGCAGGGCAAGCAGATGGATTATGATTTGGATAAAATCGCCATGCAAAATATGCAGAAATCTTGGAAAGATGAGCTGGTATTGATTGTGTTTCTAAGCCCTATGCTTATGGCATTCTTTCCCAGCACAGCTGATTATGCTCTCGCGGGCTTTGCCATCATTGCCAAAATGCCCGAATGGTATGTAGCCATCATTATTGGCATGGTCGTGGTGATTTATGGGCTGCGCGGTCTACTGAAATCCTATTTAACTCACAAAACAACGTTTGCATCCACGAAAAGGAATAAACCTTCATGAGCCTTTTAGATTTCTTACAAACCTATAGCGAGGTGATCAATATCGCATTGATTTCACTTGTATTTCCTGTCTTGCATAGCATTCATGCAGCGCGTAAGCGCGATCACGATCACGATGCCTTCATCATGAAATCCATCGAGAAATCAACCAAAGCTATTGAGCAACTACGCCGTGAAATGCTTGAAAGCCAGTCGCGGCATGAGCGCATTGAAGATGCCGTGCTGTTTATCTCCAATGATGAAAAATTGAAAGATGTGATTGCGATTTTACGCGGCTATAAAAAATCAGGTGTAAGCCATGAGTAAGCATCAGCATGCCAAGGATTTATATTTAGCTGGCAATAATATTGCCACCATCGCGGAACTACTGGGTATTTCGCGCACATCTATCTATGCCTATAAAAAGAAGGACCAGGGGCGCGGCATGGATTGGGATGATATGCGTTTCCTTAAAGCCACCGATGCCAATGATGCCCAACGAAAAGAAGAACAATTCGTTGCCCTGCTTATTTTCCAGTTTGAGAAAGCCCTGGACAATATGGAGGCGATGGATGATGCCGAGCCTGAAAAGAAGCTGGCGATTATCAGCAAGCATATTGATACCTA